TGTTTACTTTCCTTGACCAGCCTAAAAGCAGTGGTTTTCTAGACCAAAATACCCCTACGGCACCAACTTTTGAAAGACCTGAAAATTACGACAAGACTGCTCTTGAACAAGGTGAGGAAATACTCAGTGAAGTAAAAGCACGAATCAAGGAACAGGCTAGTTCTGCTTACACTCAGAGCATTGTAGATCGTTCCGCTGAGAAAGAAGAGCCTTCTGCTGTTGCTGAAGATATTGTAGACGGGGAACAAAAACTTCTTGGTATCTACAGTGCTGACGATGTTTACATTGAAGATGCCATTATTGGAAGCAACCCAGGGTACACCGCTACTGACCATAGGTACTACCGCAACCTTCAGATTATGTCTGAGGAATTTGAACGTGCAGCCGTAGAGCAAGAAGACCGTTCTTGGGTTGGCTACGCTGTTGACTTTGTGGACCGTGAAATCTTCCGTCAAGCTGTCTTTGGTTTCTGGGAAGACCTCACTAACAGAACTGCTCGTCAAGGTGCAGAGTTTGCAGAAGTTCTCTTTACAGAATCCGATCCTTCGAAAGTCAGAGAGTTTGCCCGTGTCAAAGTAGACGAAGCTCGCTCGGAAGGTATTCTTACTGGCGACAACTACTTTGCCTACAACCAGCTTATGCGTGAAGCGTACAGTGTAGGTTACAACCCTGATGTCGGATTCGACAGACTCTTTGCGGCACTTGACCTTACAGCCTTTGCTGGGGCTGTTATCAAGATAGGTGGAAAAGGTCTTACTCTTGCTTCTCGCGCAGCTAAACTGAAGTCTACTACTGCTGCTACCCGCGCTGGTGCTTTTGGTGGCGTAGATGCTGCTGACAAAACAAGTTTGAACATCCATATCAAAGACATTGATCCTATCAATACTGCTAATCGTCAGTCTTCTTCTGCGGACCTTGCACCAGGCTCTATTCGTCCCGCTGTCGGACCTTCTGTCAAGCATGAAATTAACGTAAAACTTGCTGAGAGAATCTCCCCTAATATCAAGAGAGGTGCCGTTCCTGACGAAGCTCTGGATGCAGACTGGATTTCTGTAAAAACAAAGTCTATTGAAGCATTCAAAAAGAATACTAAAGCTTCTGTCTACGACACAAAGATTTTTGATCTAGCGACAGAACTTGGTTCTGTTCGTAAGGCTATTGTTTTTCAACTTGGCAAAGACGAAGGTAAAGCTTTTCGTGCTGTTAAAGGTAAAGGGGGTAAACTTCAACCTGAAAGCGGTGCTCAGAAGTTTGCTGACCGTATCGGTGGTGTCGTAACTCCTTTGGACCCTGAGGATTTGTCTAAGGGTTACACTGTGAATGTTACTGAAGCTCTTGACCCTCGTGAGATGGGCTTTAAACAGTGGGACATTGCTCTTGCAAAAACTAAGTGGCATCGTATTGCCTCTATCCTTGACAACTCCTTCATAGGAGGCGCTGCTCAGCGTGGTCTTGCCGATCTTAACCAACTTGCTTTGCGGTCAGAAAGTGCGTCTAAGTTCCTGGTGAACTCTGGGCAAGACTACATAAACAAAATTGGTCGTCTCTCTTTCGATGAGACTCGTCTGACTAACGCTATCCTTGCGGACTACAGGGATAAGGTTAAGGCTACTTCTGGAAAGGAGTGGAGTAGGAACGACTTTGAAGCGGAGTGGAAAGCTCTTACTGGAGACCTTCCTAGCGATAAAGTTTATGAAGCTTTCGAAGCAGCTTCTGCTCTTGAAGATACTGCTTGGCTTATGGCTGCTGAGATTGCAGTTAAAGACGCCGTTAGTAAAGGTTTCAAAAACGCTATTGAGGTTGCAGACAACTATAGCCTTCCTGCCCGGCGTAAAACTCTTAAAGATATCCCAAACGACGCAGACATCGTAGACCTTCGTGGTGATATTGCTGCTGTGAAGACCAAAGGTCAGTTGTCTGACTTCGGAGATGACCTTACTGTTTGGGAGACTTCTGAGAAGTTTAACGGAAAAGAGTATTTCGTGTTTCCATCCAAACCCCCCCGTGTCGTTAATCATGCGGATGTGTTTGGGTACGCAGGATACGGTCGCCGTACTAACGAAGAACTCAACTACTTTACGTTTATCTTGAATAAGGATGGCGAACTCAAAACTATGCTCGGTTCTGTGTCGAAGAGGGATGCAGACATCGCACAGGACCAACTTGCGGCTATCCAAGATGCCTACAAAAAGGCAAATAACGAAGCAGAAATTGATGAAGTAATCCAGCGAAACAATGATTGGAATACTAAGGTAAACAACAAAGCCGACATGGATGAGTGGCTTGCAAAGAACCGTATCGATATCTACGACGGAAAGATTTCTACTCGTTTCCGTGATGCTCCTTACGAAAACACCTTTGATAAACTTTACAACGGAGACAGCCTCGGTGACGTAATCTTCCGTAAGCAGTCTCGTTCTCAAACGCCTATCACTCAGTTCGGAGGAGATGGCCCCTACAACCCCGACCCTCTTGAGTCGATTGTAAAGAACTTTGGTTCTGTTTCTCATCGTTATGCTTGGAATGCCTATACTTATAAGAGTATCAACGGTTGGCTTGCCCAAGCAGACGAGATGATGAAGAAGAACATGTCGGTTGCTTTTCAGATTCCTAAAAGTCTCAGCCCTCGCGTCCAGTTTCTTGAAGCAAAGGTTATCGGGACTAGTCCTGAGGCATCGCGTATGCGTGAGCTTCATGCCATCATTAAACGACAAATGATGATGAAGACGGACTTTGATCTTGCCATTGAAGCTTTTTCTGCTCGTGCGACGGAAGAGCTTTTTAACCTTACGGGCAAACGGATTAGCATCGGAGACCCTACGAATGCTATTCTTACAACTGGTTTCTTCTCTGCTTTTGCCTTTAACCTGTCGCAGATGTTCCTGCAAGGCTCTACTGTAATTCAAGCAATCGCTATTGCAGGTAGAAATGGTCTCAAGGGCATGGTCGCCCAAACACATCTTCGTCTGTTTATGTCCCGACTTACGGACTCTGCGTCGGAGGCAGAGGTTATCCGTCGTCTTTCAAAACTGATGGAGCTTCCTGAGGATAAGACGCGAGAGATTGCAGAACTTTTCAAGGAGGTCTTGCCAAACGTTGTTACTTCTGATATAATGGAGCTTGGTACTACCTCTACCGTTGGCCTTAGTTCTGGCGGCAGTAAGGCAAAGTTCTTTGCTAGCAAGTTTGGTAAGAAATTCCTAGATGTAGGCTACATCCCCTTTAACCAGGGGGAAGCCCTCGGTAAATCTACAGCCTTTATGACAGCCGCGATTGAGTTCGCTCAGAAGAACCCTAATCTCTCTATTCTGTCGGAGGCTGGTCGTAACTATGTCGCTCGTCGTAGTTCTAGTTTGTCGCAGAACATGACTATGGCTATGCGCGGTGCAGCCCAAACTGGTTTCTGGCGGGTTCCTTCTCAGTGGCTTAACTTCTTCTTTCGTTCCTTTGAACAAGTCTTCATTGGTCGAGACCTTACCCTTAAGGAAAGAGCTTACCTTGGCTTCGCCATTATGCCTCTGTACGGTATGACAGGTTTGGGCATGGGTCAAGCGGCGGATGAGGTTGCTGAATTCCTTGGTTTGAACCCAGAAGATGAAAACGACCAGGCAAAGTTTGTCGCTCTAAAGTACGGTCTACTTGACGGCTTCATTAACTACTTCACCCCGTTTGATGTCGCCTTGTCTGCTCGTATGGCCCCTGCTACGGCAGTGTGGGACATCTACGACAAATTCACTCAAGAAGGTGTTCTTACTGCTTTTGGTGGCCCTTCGGGAAGTATCCTAGCTACAGGCATGGACGCTTTCCATAACTTGGGTTCTAATCTCTACAACGGGTACACTGGTACTCTTACGGAAGACAGCCTTCGTGTTCTTCGTAACTTTGCAGGGATTAACAACATAGCCCAAGCTGTCGGTATCCTTCAGGACGATGTTTACCGTAATCGAAAAGGTATTCGTCTACCAGTGGAGGTTGATGTAACCGATGCCATTATCGCTGTTACAGGCTTCACGCCTATCGAAGTAACTGAGCTTTACGGCCAAATTGGTGAAAACATTAACCTTGCTAAAGACTTTAAAAAACTTGAGAAGCGTGTTAGGGAGAGCAGTCAGATCGCTTGGTCCGTGTACGGAAGTGACCCTGATCGCGCATCTCAAATTCTTGAAGACATGAGAACTGTTGTATCAAAAGCTCCTTTGTCGTATGAAAAGAAAAGGGAACTTCTCCGTCTTCTTCTTCCCAACATGCAAACTTACAGGGATGTAAGTAAAGCTCTATATGACAACGACAGGGCTGTATCGGCTCAGTGGTTCGAATCTATCCTTGGAAAAGGTGAATAACAATGGCTGATGCTTTTACTCCTCAACTCTCGTCTGACATCCGGTTTAACCAACCTGTAGAAACGCCTTCTGTTCTCGGCGGGCTTGCTGAGCTTGGCAGTCTGTTTGCTGGTGCCTATATAGACAGACGTAATGAGAGAGCTAAAGAAGAACGTGCTATAGCTGGGCAGCAGCCGACTACAAACCCTTACCTTGCCTTCTACACTGATGAACTTAGAAATCTGCAAGATCAAAAAAATAGCGGAGGTATCTCCGACGCTCAGTTTAGGATTCGGGTAGGTCAGCTTAACACTTCTTACGCAGCACAAGGCATTGATGTATCTTCTGCTGAGTTCGATGTGGTTAGGGAGTCCGTAACTGGCCTTCCTAGTGCTATGTCGTATATGACAAATGACCAACTTGCCTTTAGTAAGTATTTGGAGTCCACTGAAGGACAAACCAAAATTGCTTTGGCTACTGCCACACTTACAGAAGAGCTTGGTCGTAATCCTACTCAAGAAGAAATTGTTCGGTCTATTCAGTCGGACGACGCCCTTAAAGTACAACTAGACAATCTGAACATCAGGAGTGAAGTAGACTATCGTGCCCAAGAGCCTTTCCTCAGGCAGTATGTTTCTTCGCTTGGTAATTCTTTCAAGACTTCTCTGAGCATTATTGAGCAGAATGGTCTTCGCATCGATGACCCTCAGATGCTTCAGAACTCCTACCTTTCTTATCAGAATGAAAAAGCGGCGATTATCTCTAAGATTCCGTCGTTTACAGGCCGTGAGCAAGCCATCAAAGAACTCTTTCAAGTTACTGATACTTTCTTTGAAGGTCTTGGTTTCAAGGAAGGTTCTTTCCAAGTTCAGCCTAGTGGTTCCCTAGACATCAAACGCAAGGCAATTATCGCAGTCGAACTGCTGGGTAAACGGCCAGACCAAGCTAGTGCTATACTTGCCCAAGGGATTATGAACAATAACTACAATATGACGGAGGATCAGTACAATGTTGTTCTGAGTCTTCTTGGTGAAGAAGCCTTTGTTCCGTCTACTCCAGAATGGATCACTGACGCTGGTATCGTGATTACTAACGATATGATCTCTGTTGCTGCCCAGCTTGAGTCTGTCGGTGCAGACTTTATGCGAACCTCCGAGGGCGCTACTCAGGCTCTTAAAGATGTTATGGGCGCGGATGTTTTCGCCAAATGGGAAGGGCTTACTGCTGAACAAGCCTGGACTAACGCATTTGGTCGCGCTGGAATTCTTAAAGGATACAATGTAAACGATATCCGTAATGGGACTGCTGATACGACAGCGGTGTACAATATCCTCGGTGGTGTTGCTGCGGGTATGGGTGTCATTGACTTTACTGAAGAAGCTGTGTCGTTTGGTGGTGTGCGACAGGCTGTCTCTTCTAATCTCCCTTCTATCGTCGCGGCTCTTGAGCAGTCTGACCCTGAGAAAGGAAAGGCTGCTCGTACTATGCTTTGGCTTGCTACTGGTCAGTCTGCCCGTCAGTACGAAGCCCAAGTACAGGCTTCTGAAAACAGTATGGAAATTGCCTTTAATCCGTCAACCCGTACTTACAATATTGACCTTACCAAGGTTGCACCAGGTGACGAAGAAAAGGTATGGGCTGCTGGTGTTGTTTCTAAAAGGTACGGTGGCAATCTTCTGCGGGCCATTGAGGACCGCTTTAGTCTTGTTCAGCCTGAAGACTCTTTTAAAGGGGAACAAGTAGCTACTGGTGAGATTCGTAACCAGATTGATTCTATCTTCGGACAGGATGTAGACGAACTTAAGCGAGTTCTTGATCTGCGTAATTCTGTCGTTTATCTCGACGGACTGTCGCGTCAACTTGAGCCTGAGAATGCTCGTGTTGCCCGCGAGATTATGGCTGAACAAAATCTTAACAAAGTTAACCAAGCGGATATTCTTTCAGCACAGACTATGGAAACTTTGGCGACAACTCCTCGTCCAGGTGAGATTGTAACCTCTACTGTTCCTAGCTCTGGTCCTGTAACGACAGAAACTCCTGTCACTTACTTTGATGTTAACGACCAGAACCTTCCCTCTGGAGGGGCTATCGTTGAAGTAGGGTCGGCTAGGGTTGCAGCGAACTCCGTTATGCAGCCTCTGCTTAACACCACGGCTGGCGCTTCTCGTATGCTCAAGGAAGGCGCAGATACCCGTATGGCTGGTCTCCTTCAGGGTCCGTTCCAAGCACTCCAGAGTTCCTTCGGTAAGCCTCTCGTTATCAACGACGGATTGGCTAAGGATGGCACCTCTAGGGAAAGCGAAACGCCTAACTCTCGTCACTTCCACGGGGATGCTCTCGACATCAGCACTGCTGGTATGACGGACGCAGAGAAACTGAAACTTGTTGATGATGCCATTGCTGCTGGCTTCCAAGGCTTTGGCTTCGGTAACAATATCCTCCACATCGACCTTGGTGCTAAGCGGGCGTGGGCCTATGGGAATGAAACCTTCGGTGGCGTTCCTGTCTCTGAGTTGAAAGCTCGTGTTCAGGGAAGCACTGTGGCACCCGCTGCCGTCAGGATGGACCCGCGAGTTAGTCAGCCTTCGGCAGGAGGGGTTCTCACTACGCCTGAGGTTGACGACAGGGAAGGTGCCCCGACAGGCTTTACCGTCTTTAGTGGCGTAGCACCTGTCGCCACTGCTGGCACTGCTGCGGAAACTGCCCCTGCTACAGACGCCGGAACTGCTGCCCTCCCTGAGGCTATTACTCCTTCTCAACCCATGCCTCAGATCACTGAACAAGGCGTACAGAATACTCCTGTTATCGACAGAGAAGTCCGTGCCTTTATCTCGGAGATTGCAGCTAATCCTGACCGCTCCTACACGACTGATGCAGAATTCCTCGCGGCACAACAGCGCGGAGAACTTGAACCTGGGGACACTGTTGTCGTTGATGGCGTAGCCTACGTTATCCGTAAGGATGGTACGGCCCGTCGCCTTGGTCAGATTGAACAACAGCAGCAGTAAAGCAGAGGTGGGTTAGGAAATGGACGCAGAAGCCATCCAAAAGGAAATTGCAGACATGGATAAACGTTTGGCTCTCCTTGAGCAGAAGGTTGACCAGATTGACAAAAATGTCTCCAACATTAACGACAGCTTGTCTAAGATTCTTTGGATCGTTGGCGGTGGCTTCCTCGTGGCCTTTGTCACTTGGATCATCAAAGGGGGTCTGGGTCAGTAATGTTCGCTCAGGTTCTTCAGGCCATACTGAAACTCTTCTCTACTCCTGTCGATAAACCTACGAAGGATGAGCCTATCGTCGGTGTGAAGAACATTGAGATGATCAAGAAGCACGAAGGTCTTCGCCTTAATGCTTACCTCCCTACGCCCAACGACAAGTGGACCATTGGCTATGGTCACACTGGTACTGCCCACAAGGGAATGATCATTACCGAAGAGAGGGCAGAGGCTCTTCTGCGCCAAGATATCACCTGGGTCGAGAGGGCTATTGAGAAGAACGTTCAGGTCAAACTGACACAGAACCAGTACGATGCTCTCGCTTCTCTGATCTACAACATCGGTGAGAATGCTTTCGCTAGCTCTACGCTTCTTCGTCTTCTCAACTCTGGTGACTACGAGGGTGCAGCCAATCAGTTCCCTCGTTGGAATAAGCAAAAGGGTAGGGTGCTGAATGGCCTTACCCGTCGTCGTCAAGAAGAGCGAGAACTCTTCCTACTCAAGGATTAACGACAAATGGATGAAGAAACCAAGAATATCCTTACGTCCAAGACCTTCTGGGTCAACCTCCTGACTGTGGCTGTTATCGTGGTCAACAGAGGCGAGAAGGTTGTCGATCCGGCTATCATCGAACCTATCGTCCTCGTTCTGCTTCCTTTCATTAACATCGGACTCAGGGCTATCACGAAGAAGCCAGTAAAGGTTTTTCCTAAATGATGTTCTGGTGGTCCCTCTTGACGACAAGATTGGGTAAGATTCTGTCGTCAATCCTTTTTGTCGTTAGTGCTGTAGCAGCAATCTTCTTCGCGGGTAAGAAGGACCAGAGGAAAGAGCAAGAGGTTAGAGACCTTAAGGCTTACAAGGAAACAAAGGAGAAGATCGATGAAACTCCTGTCAGCACTGACCTTAAGTCTGCTATTGATAGGTTGCGTAAGAACAACCAACTCCGCTGAGGCGGTGTGCTCTATCCCTCTCCCTACTGTGTCCTTGTCTGACACAGAAACTACTATCATCAGCGTAGATAACTTCTCGGCTAAGTTCCGATCTGCTTGTGGAAAGTAATCATCATGGCTAAAGACCCTCGCCTTGAACGTGCTGGTGTCGAAGGTTTCAACAAACCTAAACGTACACCCAACCATCCTACCAAGTCTCATGTTGTCGTTGCCAAAGAAGGCGACAAGATCAAGACTATTCGTTTTGGGCAACAGGGTGTTTCTGGGGATAAAGAGCCTACTGCCCGCCAGAAGTCCTTTAAGGCTCGTCACGCCAAGAACATTGCCAAGGGTAAGATGAGTGCAGCCTATTGGGCAGATAAGGTTAAGTGGTAAGATGCCCAGAGATTACAAGTCTGAATACGACAACTACCACTCTTCTGACAGGGCCAAGAAGAAACGTGCGGAGAACAATGCTGCCCGTCGTAAGATGGAGAAAGCTGGTAAAGTTCGTAAGGGTGACGGCAAGGATGTAGCCCACAAGAACAACCGCACCAACGACAACAGTATGTCGAACCTCAAGGTCGAGTCTCCCTCTAGGAATCGATCTTTCAGCCGAAACTCCAAAGCAGGACGTAAGTGATGGCGGGTCAGTCTAAGCCTAACAACCCTAAGCTCTGGGCTTCTAAGGTGGCTCAGGCCAAGAAGAAGTTTGATGTCTACCCCAGCGCCTATGCTAATGCCTGGGCAGCTAAGGAATACAAGAAGGCTGGCGGAACTTGGTCAGGCTCCGACAACAGAGTGAGTAAGAAGAATGGCTAAGGGTGGGCTTGGCAAGTGGTTCGGAGAGAAGTGGGTCGATATCAAGACGGGAGAACCCTGTGGTCGATCTGGAGCCTCTAAAGGTTCTCGGCCCTACCCTGCTTGTCGTCCCGCTTCCGTAGCTGCCAAGATGTCTTCTGCTGAGAAGAATGCCATGAAGCGTAAGAAGGATAGCCCGAAGATGGAGAAGTGGCCTGTGACTGCTTCTGGTAAACGGAGGGCTAAGACGAAGTAATGGCACTAACGACACAGAATACCCGACAACTCACAAGGAAGAAAGTCATGCCCCTCAAAGAAGGCTACGGCAAGAAGACCATCAGTTCCAACATCAAGAAAGAGATGAAGGCTGGTAAACCTCAGAAACAAGCAGTTGCTATCGCCCTTAGCTCTGCTCGTAAAGCTAAACCCAAGAAGAAAGGCTACTAGAGTTATGAGTAAGTCTGCTAAGCATTACCTCCCTAGTGGTAAACTGTACACTGGACCTACCCACAAGATGGGCGGTGAGCTTCATACAGGGGCTACTCATACGGCTAAGAGCCAAAAACTGAGCCACACTCCTCCCAAGAAAAAGAAAGGTTAACTAAATGGCTAAGGTTGTCGTCAAGAGCACTCCCCGTCCCAAGCCCCGTCCTGTTGCTCCCACGAAGAAGAATAAACCGATGGTTCAATACAAGACTGTCAGTTCTTTCCGATTCAAGAAGGGCGGAAGCCACATTGGTCCGTGAGGAACCTACATACTGATAAACTTAAGGGGAGCATTGCGCTCCCCTTTTGTTTTGCTACTCTAGCTCTGAGATCAGACGATCCAGATACCATCGGGCCTTCTTCAGGTCTTCGATAGGTTTCTTCTTATAGCGCCAACGGTGCAGATACTTCTTACAGTTTCCCTCAAGATAACCAGTGTAGCCTTCCCATGACATGTTGTCCTTGAGGTATTCGATACACTCAATCCCACCGTTGTTGTAGTGGTCGGGATGGTTCACTACATCCTTTGTCGTTTCCTCTTTATCCAACTCAGGGACTACCCACTTTGCCATCAAAGATTCTCCTCGTAGAAGGCTCCAAGCCACTGACGACATATATCAGAACGCACCACATCGTCAATAGAAAACTCAATGACAGATGCGTTGATATTGTACTTCTTAGCCAAGTGGATGGCTTTGGACAACCCAGACTGTTCCTTGATATCTGACTGTCTAATGTCCCCATTCATCACAAGGTGGCAGTTGTCACCAATCCGAGTAACAAGCATCTTGAACTGAGCAACATCAAGGTTCTGACATTCATCGGCTAAGACAAAGGCATCCTTAAACGATGAACCCCTCATGTACTCAAGAGGTGCCATCACGATGTTGCCATTCTTGATGTCTGTCTCAACCTTGTTCTTGCCCAACTGTTCTTCAAGGACAGATACGACAGGAGAGAGCCAAGGACCAAACTTCTCCTCCATTGTTCCGGGCAAGGCTCCCAAAGACTTACCAACCGACACGGCAGGACGGGTAATGATGATCTTGCTAATACGTTTAAGCGCATACTGGTTAGCAGCATGGGTTGCTGCAATGTATGTCTTACCTGTACCAGAAGGACCAAGGACGATCACCTGTTGATTGGTCTTCAAGGCCTTGATGTAAGCCTTTTGGTTGTCATTCAGTGGAACAAGGGGGGCAGTCTTAGATGCACCTTCTTCGGCAGCACCTTTGAACTTAGTTGCCCTTTTGCCACGAGGCTTTTCTAGCATATTACTTAATCCAACTTAACAAGCTTGTAGGAGATGAAGACAAGAAGTCCAAGCATAACGTAGTCAATGAAAGGATAGAGAGTAGGCATGTCGGTTATCTCCCTTAGGTTAGTGAGCCTTTTATACTCTTTGCTCAGGAGTTTCAGAACAGGATGCTTACGCAGAGCCTACAGAAAGTTTAGCACCTTAGTCTTCGTTTTGCAAGAGGTAGAGGGCCAAGGCTTCGTAGCCACCTATATGGTCTCCATTGTGCCAAATCTGAGGAACACTCTTTAGACCAGCCTTGAACATCAACTTAACGATAAGAGGGTGCTCAGTGTAGAGGAAGACCTGGTGGTCCTCCCCTTTGTCGTTCAGAAGTTCCTTGGCTTTGTCGCACCAAGGGCAGTCGGGTCGAGTCAGAATGTAGAACATCAGGTCAGGTCCACAATCTCGCAAGAGCCACCGACACAAGCAAAGGTTTGGCTACCCTTGGAAGTGTCTTCGGTCTCGTAGTCACTCAGCTTTGACCAATCAATACGCTCAGGCATCAGGGCCAAGGCATCAAGATACTCACGTTCAGTGCAATCTTGGTACGGAGCCTGTTGATAGGTGTGGTCCGAGTGTGGCAAGAATGACACACCAGACACTTCATCGAAGTATTTGTAGACCCAAGCACCAACTTCCATCCACTCATGGTCACGAACCGTAACCGTGATCGACGGCTTATGTTCGCACCAATGACGCTGATAGACCAACCACAGTTCCAGTTGTTCGATGGCAGACATATCGTTACGAGTAATGGCACCATTCGGAGACTTCTGGGGGAACGAGAATACAGTGGTAGTGTCGGGCTTCATCACACACGGTTCATTCGGGATACCCTGATCCTTCATAAACTGCGTCAGAGGGTCTTTGTTATCACCGCGAACAGTGCGGATATAATAAGCAGAATGACGGGCGTGGATGCCGCTAGCACTATCAACCAACTGGGAGACAGTTCCGCTTGGCTTGACACAGGTAATTGCCGCCGAAGCAGGAATACCAAGACGACCAGCCCACTCAGCATTAGTAGTAACAGCGACATTCTTAAGATGCTCCAAGATTGCGGGCAGATCAGAACCACCAGACAGAAGCTTACTGTCCATGATGCCCGTCAACGACACACCAAGCAGACGTT